AGGGTACAATCATACTACAATATGAAAGATATGCTCTTAGATGCGTTCAAATGGGATAAAACGCCACAAGGTCACGAGTACTGGCAATCCGTTTATGATTCAATCGTTATCGCAGACCATCCCAAATGTCCCCAGTGCAATACCATTGGCAAGGTAAAATTGCTCAAGACCGCAAACAAGCACAAGTGTAACAAATGTAAAATCACATTCTAATGATCAGCCACTATCAAGAAGTACACAACCTAAAGCAAGAAATTCGTAGATTGCGTCTACAGATTACAGAGATTACCGTCAAGCACGACAAAGAGTTGAAAAGGCTGAAACAAGAAATCATTCAACCCAAGTGCGATTTGAATAGCATTGATGCTGACTGGACAGATGCGATGAGGGTTTGTTGTCAAGCCTACGATGTCACACCTGATCTTGTCATTTCATCATTGAGAAAACAATCCGTGGTGTATGCCCGTCATATGTTTTCCTTCCTTTGCCGTAAGCACTTGAAGATGACATTTAGTTCAATTGGCTATATATTGGGCAGAGACCATTCCAGCGTGATGAATGCCATCAATGTGTTTGATAATTTAGTTACACACGACAAAACCACAAGACAAACCTATGAAACATCCGTTCAGTTATTGGGTGATTACTTGCACCAAAGGACTCTCATCATCGATACACATCTTGTATGAGGAAGAACAAGTTTTGAGATGCCAAAAAAAGTACGAAAAAGATGGTTATATTTGCATTATTGAAAAGAAAAATTGAATAAAGCCGACATCATATTGGAACTATCCAAAGCCGATTGGTTGAGGAAAGCCACCAAGAACATTGCAAAAAACAATGAGTTGGCAAGGGAGTTGTATCAATTTTACTTTTTAACAATACTTGAGAAACCTGATGAGCAAATCGAGAAAATATACAGAGACGGATACATCCAGTTTTGGTCAATCCGTCTTTTATACCTTTGTATCAACGGCAACCGGCATCCCTTTGGCGAATCAAGAATATATGATCAACAGGATGTGTACGAGCTTGACTTCGCTGAAGAGATTGACTTACTGGATGAGAGGGAACAAGCCGAAGGAATTGAACTTGAACGAATCAACAAAATAAACCAAGTCACAGAATCAGCATATTTCTATGAAAGGGAGTTATTCAAACTATGGTGTTCAGGAATGTCAGCAAGGGCAATCCATAGAAAGACAGATATCTCCGTTCGTGAAGTGTTGAGAGTAATTAAACTAATGAAAGAAAGATGCACACAGAAATAATTGGAATTGCGTGTTTAGCAATCATCATCGTAAACTTTGGCAAACCAGCCGATCTATTAAAACGCTATCTGTACGGAAGCGACTATTCCAAATGGAAGCGAATGAAACCCCTTGACTGTGCTTTCTGCTTGTCGTGGTGGTTGGGTTTGTCCTTTTTCTTGTACACATACGGTTGGGTGGGGATACTTTACGCATCCATTGCAACTGTGATTGTCGCACTATTAGAAACTAAACTATGAGCAACATTGAATTTATACTATCACTCCAACCGTTGTACGACAACTGGAAGAAAACACAAGTATTCAACCCATCACCAGAACAAGGGGCAATCCTAAACAATGTCCACCGTGAAATCTTCGGAAGGAACTTGCCTAATTGCAGTACTTGTGTGACCGAAGCCTTGCACTCACTTTTGATATGGGCAAACCAACAACAAGAAGCCATCACCAAAGCACAACTTGCCGATGATGAGCAGAAACCAAAGAGGAGGAGAAAGAATGAGCAATAAACAACAAACGGCAGTACGGAGGTAACAAATGAAAAAGACGATTAAAATCAGAGGCAAATACACTGGTGCTGATAAATCACACTTAAAAAAAGGAGACCCTATGTGTATTGAATTGAGTAAAGATTATATAAAAGCATCTTATATGAATGACGCTTTTAATAGGCATATTAACAATGTGGAAAGAATAACATTATTACATTACGTTAAACAAAGAGTTCAAAGAATGTTTTTAACCGACAGTTTTTATTTATAGGAGGTAAGAAATGAACAGTAGTGTTAAATGGTTATCAAATCAAACCTATGAATTATTTGAGCAATATTCGGAGGGCAATTTTGACAGAATCACTTTGAATAGGTTAGTACTGGAAGCAACAGAAAAAGCCAAAGAGATGGAAGTGATGGGAAAGGAAATGAGTTATTCCGATGGTTATGCGGAAGGTTATAAACGGGCATTGGAAGTGATTGAGTGGTATATCAAAAACCACATTAGTGGAATGCCACAAGACCATATCGGTGACACGAACAAAATGATATGAAACCCTATGTCAAAATCTATATGAACCATTTCGGATATGACATCAGCTCATTCATCCCTTGTGAGGTGTGTGGCAAAAAAGCTGTGGACATTCATCACGTGGAAGCAAGAGGTTTAGGGGGAAGCAAGGAAGCGGACAACATTGAAAACCTAATGGCTTTATGTCGTGAAGACCACGTGAAATTCGGAGATAAGAAACAATACAAGGAGTGGTTGAAATCAATTCACGAACAAAGATTGTCAATGGTAAAATAACAGCGAAATAACAACGAGAGCAATGGCAAACGAACAGAACTTGAAACCATTCAAAAAAGGTGGGGATGAAAGGATAAATCTGCAAGGTAGACCGCAGAAACTCATCACACAAATGAAGGAGATTGGATACACCAAATCCCAAGTGGAAGATACGATGTTGGCAATGCTCACACTATCACGGAAAGAACTGGAGAAGATAGACAAAGGGGATGAGTACACGATAATGGAACGCACGATTGCCGGTGCGTTGCTGAAAGGTCACAACAACAATTCCCTATTCAACTTGGAGATGTTGTTAACACGATCACAAGGCAAACCAAAAGAGACAATTGACCAAACAATAGAAAGTAAGAATTTCACAATAACACTAAATTTAGATGAGAGCAAGTTGGAGAGGTGATGACAAACTACCACCACAAGACGAAGACATCCAGTTGGTAGCAACAACGGATGGGAGAATAACTTTGGCAAGGTACTTCGATGACCTTTGGGTTGAGGAGTATAGCAATACAATTATCGATGTGGCATATTGGATGCCAATCCCTGTACTTCCTAACGAATGACACCACAAGAAAAAGCCTTACAACTCAAGGAGAGTTTTAATGACGCATTGACAACAAGAGATTGTGCAATGGTTTGTGCTAATGAAATATTAGAGTTGTTCTTATATGATGAAAGCCAACCAAAAATGGATAGAATTGACACAATACTGTTTTGGATTGAAGTAAAAAAAGAACTCAAAAAACTATGAGGGTTATCCAATCCGGTCATCTTGGTGATTTGATTTATTCACTCACGGCAACCAAGCGAGTTGCAGAGTTACACGGTGCGGTAGATTTCCACATCGGATTCCGTGAGCAGAATACTGTTTCCGGTCATCCAAGCGGAGGGTACTGTATGAACTTAAACTCATACGAATATATCAAACCATTACTTGAGCATCAATCCTACATCCGAAAGGTTGAGATGCACTCGCATATAGATATGGGTTATGACTTTGATAAGTTTAGACATCACGGATTGAATCTCGCTGCTGGTGATTTGAGACGGAATCATTTTCTTGTGTATCCTGAATTAATCACCGACCTTCACGAACCTTGCATTGAAGCGAGTGAACCGATTCCATACTTTGCGGATAAGATTCTTTTGAACTTCTCTGCTCGTTATCGCAATCACGACATCAACTATTTCCCACTCAAGGAACACAAGTGCGTTTTTTTTGGATACGAATCCGAATACATCGCATTCACAGAGAGATGGCAATTGGATTGTGAACTCTTAAAATGTCAGGATGCTTTGATGTTGGCAACCATTGTCGGCAGTTGCAAGGCATTCATTGGGAATCAGTCAAGCACCTACGCAATCGCAGAGCAAATGAAGGTAAAACGATTGCTTGAGGTATGCGTTCACTCACCAAATGTCATCCCTGTCAACAATGGCTTTGACTATTTAACAAATCAAGGCTTTAACTTTTTACTTAATACCCTATGAAACTTTTAATACTAACAGACGGAATCAATGGTGTGGTTTACCATCGCATCTACGCACCACATTTGAGAATGCAAATAAACGGAGAAGCGGTGGTTGATGTCTGCCAATCACAAGCCGAATGGATGACGGTTGACCTTGCACCCTACGATGTGATTGTCTTCTCCCGATGGCTTGGGAAAAACCAGTACGATGTATTGAAACGCATCACCGATGCCGGGAAGCCTTATGTGATTGATGTGGATGATTATTGGGTACTTCCAAAATACAATCCAGCATACTGGGCATATCGCAAAGGGATCAAGAACTCAATCAAAGATGCCATCAACTATGCGGATGCGGTATTCTGCACAACTCAAAAACTCGCCAATGAAGTTAGGACAATCAATGAGAATGTCTACATTGTGCCAAACTGTTTGGATACATCTCACAACCAATGGAAGCAACCAAAGGAGAAGAACGAGAGAGTGAAAATTGGGTGGGTTGGTGGAATCACACACGAAGAGGATTTGAAGCTCATTGCCGATGACATCAATTCAATGGATGTGGATTTCTACATCTGCGGTTACACTCCGAGTGATCATTGGAACAACATTGTCAAACTGATTCCCAAAGCCAACATCGTTCAAGGCACATCGGTGTTTGAATACGGTGAGGTCTACAAGCACTTTGATTTCGTACTTGCACCCCTTCAGGACAACCACTTCAACAACTGCAAATCGGAGTTGAAGATTGTGGAAGCCGCTGCCTATTCTATCCCCATTATCTGTTCAGCGGTCTATCCGTACTTATACCATACCGGGAATGATGGTGTGATCTTTGCAACCCAAAATAACTGGAAGGCATCCATCCAAAAGTTGATTGATGCTGGTCATTCTGTTCGTCAATCAATGGGGCGTTCGAACAAAATTTATTGTGAGACATACCACAACCTTGACCTTCACAACTTGACAAGATTACAGGTGTACCAAAGTTTATGCAAATAACCTATCAAAGACCATATGTCACGAGTTACCAAAAAGACATCCTTGATTGTGATGCTCGTTTTACCATTACTGCTGCGAGTACAAAGACGGGCAAGACGGCATCTCACATCATATGGTTATTTGAACAAGCGTTGAAGTGCAAGGACAACCAATCCGTGTGGTGGGTTGCACCAGTATACCAACAAGCGGAGATTGCATTCCGAAGGATGAAGTCACAAGTCACGGACAAGAACTTCTTTATCAGCAACGAAACCAAACTTTTGCTCACTCTTCCAACGGGTGCAAGGATTGAATTTAAATCAGGTGAGAAGCCTGACAACTTGTATGGTGATGATGTCTACGCTGCGGTGATTGATGAGGCATCCCGTATGCGTGAGGAGAGTTGGTATGCTATGCGTTCAACCCTAACTGCCACACAAGGCAAATGTAAACTGATTGGGAACGTCAAAGGTAAAAAGAATTGGTTCTATAAGTTGGGCGAACGGGCGAGAAGCGGGGAGAATGAATATAAGTATTTCAAGATTACGGCATATGATGCGGTCAAGGAAGGGATTCTTAAACTTGAGGAGGTTGAACAAGCCAAACGAGATCTCCCACTTCACGTTTTCAACGAGTTGTATTTGGCAGAACCAGCCGATGACAAGACAAACCCATTCGGAATTGATGCAATCCGCAGTTGTTACAAGCCAGTAACCAACAGAAGTGTTGTTGCTTGGGGCGTGGATTTGGCGAAGTATTCGGATTATACGGTTATAATTGGCTTGGATGCAATGAATTGTGTGGCATATGTTGACCGATTCCAAGCGGATTGGTCGCAAACATTGGCAAAGATTACGACATTGATTGGTGTGATTCCTGCATTCGTGGATTCAACTGGTGTGGGTGATCCTATCGTTGAGCAATTGCAACGAAGCCATCCCCGAATCAAAGGGTTTAAGTTCACATCACAGAGCAAACAACAACTGATTGAAGGGTTGGTCATCAGCGTACAAAATAGGGAGGTGTATTTCCCTGAAGAACCCATCGGAAGTGAGATGGAGAACTTTGAATTTGAATACACAAGAACGGGTGTGAGGTATACTGCACCACAAGGGTTGCACGATGACTGCGTGATGGCTTTGGCTTTGGCAGTTGACTGCAAGAAACACAACAGACCGGGAACATTTT